CAATCTCCTCGAACCGTGTGGGCAGTTTGGTACTCGTCTCATGGGTGGTAAGGATGCATCCCAGACGAGGTACATCTTTACGAAGTTGACTAAGCAGGCTCGGAAGATCTTTGATCCTCGCGATGATGCGGTTCTTAACTATTTGGATGATGATGGACGGTCAATTGAACCAGACTTTTACATGCCAACGATCCCCATGGTTCTCGTTAATGGTACAGAGGGAATTGGTACAGGTTTCAGTTGCTATGTACCCCCCTTCAACCCCAAGGATATCAAGGATAATATTGGAAGGATTCTTGATGGAAAACAAGTAGTACCTATGAGACCTTGGTTCAGGGGGTTCAAAGGGAAAGTACACAAGGAGGATGATACATGGATGATGGAAGGTGTATGGAAATGGAAGGGAATGAATATTGTGGTCACTGAATTACCCCCTGGTCGTTGGACACAAGATTACAAGGAATACCTTGACAATCTCGTTGAAAAGAAGTTGATTAGTGGATTTACGAATAATTCCACAACGGAGGATGTTCATTTTGAAATTACAGACTACACAGGGAAAGATCTCCTCAAGGATCTCAAATTGAGGAAGACCTTCCGTGTATCAAACATGCATCTTTTCCATCCAACGAAGGGTATTCATAAGTACTCAAGCCCTGAGGAAATTCTCAAAGACTTTGTTGAACTCCGTGAAGATCATTATGTGAAGAGAAAGGCACATCTCATCAAGGTTCTTGAGACGAGGGCTACTATGTGTGGATACAAATCCAAGTTTGTAACCATGGTCATAGAGGGTCACATTGTAGTATTCAAACGCAAGAAGCAGGACCTTGAGGAAGAACTTTCCAAAACGTTCCCAAAGATTGGTGGCACTTACGACTATCTCCTCAATATCAAGACTGTACAATACACAGAAGAATCTGTTAAGGACCTTCTCAAAGAATCCAAACAGGCAAAGGAGGAACTTGAAGTGATGAAAAACACATGTCACATTGATATGTGGAAAATGGATATTAAAAATATGTAAACAATAGATAGATAGGTATGGGTGAAGCTGCGAAAATTTCACTCAAGGCTATTGGAAAGCAAGACAGCTACTTGCTTTCTGATAACCCAGACGAATCCTTCTTTAATTATACCGCCGATAAAAGACACTCTGATTTTAGAAAATATCATAGAAGTCGTACTATTGGGAAACCAGGTAGTGCTGAAGCAAATTGGCCTTTTAACAAAACCATCAAAGTTGAGTTCCATCCGAGAAATATGGGTGACCTATTGAGTAACATGTATTTGAGCATAACTATGCCCGGTATAACCGATGGTAATTACGCGGATCAATTAGGTAGACACATCTTTAAGAGTGTCACGATGTATGTTGATGATATTGAAGTTGAGAAGATCCACGATGATTGGGGAATCCTCTATGATGAACTTTATTTAGAAGTATCTGAAAAAGTAGCAAATAGATTTCTTGTAAATAGAAACCTCGGATTTAATGAGGCACCCACTAATGTTAGTGTTGCCCGAAAAAGTTCTGATCTTGTCATCCCAATTCACTTCTTCTTTTCCAGAAAGTTTGCGAGTGATGAATATTCTTCAAATAAACCAAATCGGCCTTATTTTCCAGTGTGTGCAATTCATAAACAGAAGATAGAGTTCGAGTTTGATTTTCATCAACAATCATTCTTTACGGATACGACAGATACGGTAACTCTACCATCATTCAATATTATCACAGAGGAGATAACTGTAAGCCCTGAAGAGAGGAACTTTTTTACATCTCAGAGACAGACATTCATAACAGATCTCGTTCGTAAGCACCCCGTGATTGTGAGTGATCTCAATAGGGATACCATAAAGAACAACCTCGTTCCTAATATCCCCGTGAAGTGTATTCATTGGTTTTTGAGAAACACCAAGTTTGAAGATGAAAGTAATGCGATAGGAGTTCCCGTTCCATCCACTGATGGTGAACGTCTGTACCAAAATCGGTTCAATTTCTCTTCAGCTCTAGATTTTGCTGGTGAGAATACATTTTTCTTCCCCCTCATGTCTGAAGCTAGTTTTTTCATCAATGGGACTAGACTCCCAAATGTGACTAAAACCGATCACTCATACTACAAGTATCTAATCCCATTTCAAAAGAGATTGGCGAGGCCGATTAGGAATATATATACATATAGTTTCTCGTTGAATCCGGTGAATGTGGAACCATCGGGAAACTTGGATTTTAGTCAGATACAATCAGAAAAAACTAATATTGAAGTTAAATTGGATACTTCTCTAATTGATATTACAACCGAGACATTCTCACTATACATGTACTATACCGGATACCAAACGTTTGTATTTCACAATGGTTTCATGTCAGTTGCTTACTAAAAAGTTTTTCTTTATTATTACTAATATAGTCAATGATGTTATTCTTGATACACCATTTGATGAAGTTCAATTGCGCCAAAGTCGTTTGAATTTCATGAGATGTACCCGGAACTACATATGTAAATTTTCGAGATCTACAGAATGGGTCAAATAATTGTTTACTGTATCCATTAAGACTAGATTTATAGGCGCAATGAACTGTAAATAATTTACCGTCACCGGTCTGATACATAGTATGATTCTTCTTCGCATAGTTGGTGATGAACCATTCCAAATTGCGAAGTGAGATACCACTTGACTTGTCTAGAATGTTAAGTAGTGTAGTTTTATTCTTTTCTTCGTCGTAGAAATTGTTTATTGATGTTAATAGAATATCGTTTTTGCTCATTACTTTATAACATTATCTAAATCTATAAGCTTGTTAGAAGATGAAGATTCACATCCTGGACATCCATTAACAAACATTTTCTCTGGTCCGTGAGTGTGTAGACTTGAGTAAGAAAATATTCTTTGACATATACGTTTCCCTTGTAAAGTATGATGTCGGCAATACCCATTCTCAACCGCCTTAAAACTACATCTATGACCAGATGTCGCTTTGGTACCCTTACAAATAGTAGTCATATAACATTCTGGAATATCTTTCAGTAGTAATTCCAGTAATATACCGTGTTTTTTTGATATTTTTTCGGCATACTCATTGAGTATTAAATTTACTTTATCTTCCAATTCTTCATCAATAAGTTTTGTAATCTTTTCATATAGGCTCATCCTTACTATCTATTGGATTGTAATTTTTAAATAGGTCTTCAATTGATTCTTCTTTTTTGATTCTCGCCTCCTTAAGGCGAGCCCTTAAAATAACCAGTGTGCCAGTTTCCTCTAAACCAAGGCGTCCACATTCAGTGATGAGTTCTTCTTTCTTCATACTACTGAGGGCTGGCTCCCTCTTTGGTTTTGGTGGTTTGTACTGATTGATAATTTCCCCAAATATATCCTCTTTGACATTTTCATATAATGGATCTAAAAGGTCACACACTGGGTTAAGGAACTTGTTGAGGAAATAATAGTGATAATCTACAGGTATACCATTATCTTCAACATACTGTGGATCTTCAGCCTTTTCAAATGCTTTAGCCTTGGAGTTTTCAGTCTTTGTGAGGATATATGGAACCCGATCACCTGATTGTGGTTCGGACCCAGGTTTCCTATCTCTCATCTTTACGACAACCTGAACGTGGGATTGGTTGATATTGACACTCTCAGGACTTGTGATAGATACAGATTTACCACCAACCTTGTATGAATCAGAGAGACCTTGACTCAGAATAAGTTTTTGATTTGATATATCACCTGAGAGAAGCTCAATTGCTCTTTCTTTAGCCAACTCCTTGGGTGGTCCGGGATCACTTGAAGTGAGAATTACATCAAGGAGTTCCTTACATACCTCTCTCATGTGGGGTGTGTTATCACGCCTCACGAGTTGGAGACCCTTTACATCAATGTAGTCCATGTGCATCTTATCATCTTTACCCTTTGTCCAAAGTTTCGCAGCATAACGCTTCTTTGAATAGAGAAAATAGGGCCAATATACCTTCTCAAGTTCCAAGTTATTTGGTTTCTTGAAGAGGGCACTACACTCCTCTGCAGCTCTCTCACCCACCTCCCAACTATAGGCGACTGCATCCTCACCCGTACGACCCCCAACATCAAACTCAACCATGACTGAATCGGTGTCTCCGTACCTCACTTTGGCACCTGGAAAGTTTGCCTCTACATACGTCTTAGTATCCTCAATCATACTACGACCCTTGGAAGTTGTTGTAGAAGCGATGGGTACACACGGTAAGATACCT